GAATATTAGTTATTTGAATAGATTTTACTAAAGCTGTTCTTTTTGTTGGACAAGTATATACAACTGTACTGTTTGTCGTTGTAAGATCAAACATAGCATTTTTATATACGTTAGCCATTATTATTTTGGGTGTTTAGCTTTAACTGCTAAAATAGCCTGGTGAAAATCAAAATATTTAGATTTTAATTCAGCATCTCTATCAATTGAGTGCCATAACAAATCAAGTTGATCTTTTAATTCTGGGTACTGACTTGCTCTATCTCTTTGATATTGTTTAGCATCATAGTCAGCTTGTACCTCTACCATTTTAGCTTCTATGTCAGCTTTAGGAATAGGTGTTGTTCCATTGTGCCATTGAACTGTATCAATATCATTACCACTAACAGATACTTCTGCGTTTGGATTTATTTTAAGTATTGCTTTTATTACTGTGTCATTCATAATTTTATCCTCCTATTTCAAATGCTGTAAATTTTGCTGAACCTTCATTATTATTATAAGAAACATTACCAGTATTATTATTTTTTATATAAATCTGATATGTTATTGCTGAAGTGGTACTAGGTGAATCAAGCATACTTAAAGTCAATGGTGCTTGAGTTCTAGCATCAGCATTGAAAATTTGAGATATACCTTGTGAAGATCCACCAATATGAGTAGCACTACCACCACTTATAGTTCTATAATAAGTTCCATATATAATTCTTCCAGATGCTTCAGTATCTGCTCCACCACCTGTTGACATTAAAAATATTTTACTGCTTGTTGCTGATGGTGTGATAGCAACTGTATATCCAGTAGCTGCAACAAAACTTGCTGATGATGTTACAAATCTTGTAGCATGACTATTAGTTATAACTTGCAAAACCTTACCAGTACCAAATGGTAAAGCAGTTACTGCTGATAATGTATTATTGTTTGGTTTAATTATTGCCATGTTATGCTCCTGGTTTTGTTGGAAATTGTTTTGCATTTACTTTTGCAACTGTGTCTAATCCAGATGTTAAATCTCTTAATGCTTGTCTGTAAGTAGTCATAGCAGATGACATTGTTACATCTGATAAAGCTAAATAATCTGTTTCAGATAAAAGTTTGTTTCTTTTATTTCTTAAATCAACAATGGCTCTATCAAATGCTTTACTATCCCAAGCTGTTTTTCTAGCGTCTAATACAGCAACTTCTTCTGCTGTACATTCAATTCTTTCATTTCCAACCATTTTATGTCTAGTCATTAATTTGCTCTCCCTAATAAAGTAATTGTTCCACCAGTTCCTGCCCAATCTCCACCACTTGCAAAGTAAAATGTAAATCTTTTAAATTGTTTTGCATAGTCACCTCCGTATTGTCCTGCTGAAATCATTGTCGTTGCAAAATTTGATTGATTGTTTATCATGCCATTAGCTGAATATGCTAAATATGTTCCAGTATCTAATGGATTATATATAGTAACTTCAAAATTATTATTATATCTTGTAGATGCGTTTAAATTTACAGGTGTTATTTCAAATTTAGTATCAGCTTGTCCAGCTCTTGAAACAGTATCATTATCTGCTTCTAGTCCTACTGATGCATATCTATAATTACTTGCTTCTAATGTAGCTTGTCCTGCTTCTCCTATACGCATATAAATAAGACCATCAGCAGTAATATTAACATTGGAAAATATCATTTTATAATCTCTGTATGTAGAGGTAAAATTATTAGTGTTAAATTCTACTGTAGAAACAGTTCCAGAAAGAGTTATTGTTTCTAATTTTACATAAGCTCCACCAGAAGGTAAAGTTTCAAAAGCTGGTACTGCTCCTGCTCCTGCTGAAGTTAATACTTGACCATCATTTCCTGTTGCTACTGCTACAGGATTGCCAGATGTATCGTATGAAATAATATTACCATCTGTTCCACTAGCCATTTTTGCTAAAGTCACAGCATCATTAGCTATTTTTCCACTTGTAACTGTACCATCACTAGGTACACCAAGATCAAGGACATCACCAAGTATCTGAATAAAATTAATAACATCACCAGTTACTAGGTTAGCTGCAAAAGTAATTGTAGAACCACTAACAGTATAAGAACTGATAGGTGCTTGTATAACACCATTCAAAGATACAATCATGTGATTAGCAGTTTCTGGTAATACATTAACTGAACCTACTTGCATAGTGTATGCAGCTTGAGCATTAACTGTTGATATCGCATCACAGATTTGAAAATTTCCTATTTGGGGCTTACGTCCTATATATGCCATAATTTATTATTCCTTTGGATATTTATCTTTTGTTACTTTAATTGTAGCTTTCCAAGCATCTATTCCATTGTGATAGATGTCGTCTAATTGATCTGCCATTGATGGATATTCTAATGCTCTATCTCTTTGATATTTAGTTGCATCTATTTTAGCTTGTATATCTGCTTTAGAAATTTCAGCAGTTCCATCTAACCATTCAATAGTACAAGTATCTAAATCACTTCCTCTAATTACTACTTTTGCATTTGGATTTATTTTTAAAATTGCGTTTGTTATCATATTATGCTCCTATCTCCATTAAAGTAAATTGAGCAGGACAAGTATCTGCACCTATATTAGCGTTGCCAGATGAATATTGAATTTTGTAAGTGACGGCACTTGTTGTGTTTGGACTATCTAAAAATTGAAAATTAAAAGTTTCAGTTAATTGTTGACCATCCCCTGTATCATAATTACCCATTGGAGTTATAATGTTAGTTGATCCTCTTATTAAACGAAAATTAAGACTTGTATCTCCATTTTTTCTTATATGAAAAATACTTGCTATACATAATATTTTACTATTACTTGCTGATGGAGTTATGGCTTGACTTAAACCTGTATCAACAAAAGTTCCAGTTCCAGCAGTTGTTGCAACAGCAGATGTTGCAGTATCATTTAAAACTTGCAAAACTTTCCCACCACCAGCATTAGCAACTAAATTTGCTACTGTCATTTTTTTTAATGCAGCACTAGCTGAAGTATCTGATATTAAAACTAAATCATCGTCAGCAACAGATGTCAAAGCACTATGACCAGTTATAGATGTAACATCTAGGTGTTCTTCTGAAATTGCATCATCAGCTATCTGTGCTGCAGTTACAGCATCTGCTGCAAGAGCAGCTGTGTCTACTTCGTTTGCTGTTAAGTGTTCAGTGCCAACTACATCATCTGCTATCTTAGCATCTGTTACTGCATCTGCAGCTAATTTATCTGTAGTTACTATTCCATCTGCTAAATCACTAGCTGTAAGTGCTGCGTTTGCAGGTACTCGTCCAATAAAACTCATATGTTAATCCTATGTTATTTCCATTATAGATAATGTACCAGAAACTTTATCTGCTACTGAACAATCTATTTTAATTTCGTCTGTTGTTTCTAATACAACTTTTCCACCAGATAAAAGTTCAAGTGAACTACCTGCTGGTATTGTTACATCTTTTACTAAAAATGCAGTGCCATTTGCAGTATTATTAGCTATAGCTCTATTTGCTGTATCACTAACTAATTCTACTTCAACAGTTACTGCTGCTGAATGTATATTAGTAAGAATCAAACCAAGAACAACAGTTGTTGTACTTCCTGCTACAGTATACATTTTGTATGCTGTACCTGCTGAATTTGGTTCGGCTGCAAAGGTTACTACCTTAAACGTGTTTGCCATTGTTATTATCCTTTATTTGTTATTATTAATTATTATCCTAAAGCTATTGCTAAAGCTGTAGGGTCGTCTGTTACATATCCAGCAGTATTCAAATATGTTTTAACATCTGACAAAGCTACTTGTACCATAGTACCAGCGTCATTTACAACTAATCTATCTGCATCTAATAATGTTGTTCCAGTAGCACTTGTACCACCAGCCATTTTATTTAGTTCTGTTGCAGTAGCAGTTACTGCTACATTTTCATTTATTTTTGGTGAAGTATAAGTTTTATTTGTAAAAGTTTGTGCTCCTGCAAGTGTAGCAACAGTTGAATCAATTGCTATTGTTCCAGCAGATGTAATTGCACCACCAGACAAACCAGTACCAGCAGTAACACGAGTTACTGTTCCTGTATTATTTGGAGTAATTACAGTAAAAGTAATTGTGTCAGAACCTAATGATGCTGTGTTATTTGTAGTACATAAGAATATTTTATTATCATTAACACTTCCTTGATTAGTAACAACCATTTGACCTGATAATTCAGCAATAGAATTAAATTGTGTATCTCTTGATGCTGCACCAGCACCAGATCCTACTGCAGTATATAAACCATTTTGAGAACCTGTACTTTGATCTTTTAAAAGTACTCTATCTCCAGCTACAAGTGTAATACCATCAATAGCGTCTCCAGCTTCTAAACCATTTGATACATTTACATTTGCTGTTGAAGCACATTCTGCAATAATTCTAGTTCTTAATCCAGCAACTGCATTATCAACATAAGTTGTTGCAGCTTTTGCATCTATTTGTGTTTGAGCATTAGATGATAAAGTATTAATATATTGAAATTCTGCAGTTGTTACTGTACCATTTGCAATCTTAGTTGCATCTATTGCAGCACTTGAATTAATATCTGCATTAACAATTGCACCATCTGCTATTTTAGCAGAAGTAATTGCTGAATCTGGTATCTTAGCTGTAGTGACTTGGTTATCTCCAATATGAGCTGTGTCGATTGAGCCATCTGTATAGTGTTCAGAATCTATTCCATTATCAACTATCTTTGTACCATTAACTGAATCTGCTGCTAAATGAGCAAGATCTATACTTGCGTCAACATAATGTTCTGAATCTATTTGATCGTCTGCTATTTTGGCATTTGTAATTTGATCTGCTCCAATGTGAGCAGTATCAATTGAACCTGCTGCGTAATGTTCACTATCTATAGCATCATCTGCTATATGAGCATTGTCAATACTACCATCTGTATAATGTTCGCTATCAATAGCGTTATCTGCAATAAGAGAAGCAACTATTTGATCAGCAGCTATATGTGCAGTATCAATACTAGCATCTGTGTAATGTTCAGAATTAATAGCATTATCTACAATCTTAGTTCCATTTACAGAGTCTGCAGCAAGTTTAGCAAGTGTAACAGATCCATCAATTACATTAGCTGTTGCAATAACTGCTACAGGTATAGAACTATTTGTTTTACTTAAAGCACCAATAAGTACACTTGTAATAGCTTCATTAGATAAAGATCCTGAATCCCATGATACTGTTACTGTTGTATTTGAAGAAAATGCTGTTGCTGTTATTGTTCCATAAATAGTGCCTGGCGTACTTGCAGTAACTTTAACTCTACGTCCAACATGATAAATAGCTGTTACGTTAACTCCTGCTATTGTAAAACTTGTTCCTGAAACGTAAGCTGGTGTATATGCACCTGCTCCATCTCCGTATTCAATCCATTCAGCAACATTGTAATGCTGTCTAATATCTGCCATAATACTTCTAAAAGCATTATTGATATTGGAAGGCAACATTCCTTCTGCGACTGAGACGGAATTAGTACCTGTAGCTGTATTGTTTGCTGATGCTGTATCGTATTTACCTAAAAATGTTCCTGCCATAATTCTCCCTAATTCATGAACCAACTGAATGCTTTATCGCTTTCAGTATTGTTTTTATTTACTAATGTATTAATTGCTTCTTCAATTTGTCTTTGAAAAAATTCTTGTGTTTCCATTGAATATCTTACGTTATCTATATCTATAATATCACTCATTATCTGTACCCTGCTTTTGATGCAACAATGTCTATACCTTGTGCATGATTAAATGTTTTGCCTGAAGCTATTTTTACATTAGCTCTTATGTATCTTCCTGACTGTCTAACTGGATTAATACCAGAATCATTCATTGAACTTGATGCTGATGTTGTAACTGTATCTGCTAATTTATCTCTAGTCTTTACAATAACTGTTGCTTCAGCATCTACTATTGGTCTTATACCTGTGATGTTAGTTCTGGCTCCTTTAAATCCTTCTATCTCTGCTGTTTCTATTTCACACTCATTAGAAGTTCCTGAAAAAATTGCAGCTTTATAATCTGCATCAATTCCACCTAAAAACATTTGCCCACCAGACCAAAAATCTGTGTCTAATGATGCATTAATATTTTCTAAATTTTCAGATATAATATCCATTAATTCTACAGTATAAGCTCCAATAAACTGTGAAAATATTTGACTAGCATTTACTTTTACTAATGACCATTTTTTAGTAGTATAATTATATACAATCATACGATCACATATACCTGTAGTATTATTAGTATCATTTACAGAAGGATATAACCACATAGCTAATGTATTAAAAGGATCTGTTGCTGCTACTATTCTATCTGTGTATGCTTTGTTTAAATCTAAATCAAAAAATCTGTTAACTTTTTCTACACCAATACCTTGTACATTATCACCTTGTATTTCATAGAAACCATCATCAGCATAGAAAAATACACGTCTGTTATCTTGACATACTGACTTAGCATATACTGCACCTCTATTAGGAGATATAACTGATAGTCTAAATATTGTTGCACCACCAACATAATCCATACGAATTATTTGATTTTGTCTAAATACATATCCTACTTCTCCAGAAGTAATTGCAACAACTTTACCACCTGAACCTGGAAGGTCTTGAAAGTCTGATTGTTTACCTGACCATGTAGTAATATCATTAATACCTGACCATTGAATTCTATTAGTTGCTCCAACTATATTACCTGTTACTAAGAAATCTCGTATTACTCCTGAGACTCTAAACACAGGACAAGTTCCTGCTGTTTGTATAGATGTTAAAGCAGCAAAATTAGTTGATGTTCCCATTAAATAAAATTGAACTGCATCTACACCATTACTTGCAATAACGTGTTCACCAAATTGTGTGAACGTCCAAAAGTCAGTATCTCCACCTGTTAAACTTGCTTTACGAGATGTAAAAGTTCCTGAAGCTAATTGGTATAAATTTGTATTAGTTGCAACAAAGTTAAATACAGCATTAGAGTTATCTCTAAATGATCCTGCTCCACGAGCGTCTTTAGTAACGTTTGATGTACCAGAATAATCTACCAAAGAAGGAAATCTTTTATAAGAACCTAAAGCGTGATAAACATTAGTTGCTACATTAGCACCTTTCATACCATGAGCTGGTTGATCAGGTAACCATTCTCCAAAAGGTACTTGCACTATTTACCTACTTT